ATTTTAATTGCAACGCCATGTCCTAGGCTGGTTGGTACTGTCACACACAATGGTGACTCAGGACGTGATACGGATGTAAACTCGGTCATCTCACCATCCATAACGTCCATAAAACGTGACATAATCCAGCCAAATCGGTTGAAACAGCGACGTTTGAGATGGTGTCCCGCAAACACCCATCCCAAAGGGCCATAGATGGTACGTCGAGGGAATAGGCCCACGAGGCGCCGCTGATTGTCTTGAGGTAGTACAAGTTGTTCTACGCTGTATATTATAGCGCCCCACCAAGTTGAGACAGAGATCACATCTCTCTCATAATCCCACACTTGGTGCTCATAACTACCCCCGCCTGCAACGCGAAACTTGATTGTGTCATTGATGTCAATGGTGTACATTCCATCCGGGACAGGCCCACTAGAATGCTTTGGAACGAACGTGTACAACAACACTGGTCGCCCATAAGCAAGTAGAGCGGGCATGTCGAGATAGTAGTCGACATCCACTAATTTGACAATACAACGATCTGGCAAAGTTTCATAGCGTGCTCGTTGACACATAGATTTGATTGAATAGAAGTAGCGAACGCCAGCAATACCATTTCGGTCATCAGCATCAGACGGTGATATGCTGAATTCACGAAATCCACTGTTGACAATGGTGTTAGATATTGACAAATCCGCGATACTCCGTAGTCCGGCTGCAGTAGGGTGGGAATGGGCAGATTGAAACTGTTTGACATTAACAAGATGAACATGTCTAAACGTCTCGCGTAGGGTGTCTTGATGAAGAACTGAAAATCTGTCAACGACCTTGGTGAATACCCAATATAACACGCTGTGCAACCAGCGGAGAAAATCAAGTATCAACAAGTGTATAGTCCAGACAACAATGTCCAAGACTCCTACTACGCAGATGTGGCCCAAATACCACGAACAAAGCGGGACAACCAACCAAGCTATGGGCAAACTTGAAGCCCTCCAAGTATACCCGTCCCACCCAAACCATATTGGCCAGAAGCTATTTAGGATCCAAATGGTATGGGCGACACCACACACGACTCTCAAACTCATGATAAGCGCAAAGTTATGCATAGCGTACGATCAGG